TATGTACTGCGTGAATGGATTGTACTCAGGCTCGGGCTCGATGACCGGCACATGACTTGGGTCAATCTCCTGCGTGACGGGAGCCTCTGCCGCACCTGACCCGCCTGTGAACGACACCTCATCTGGATGGCTATCCTGACGCTCCCAGAAGTCCACGACGACTGGCGCGAAACCCTCGACCATCTTGGTGAGCGAATCCTTTGAGAAATCGGTCGGGTTGAAGTTCCTGCGGTAGTCTGGGTATCCGTCTGACATGTAGGTGACGGACATGAACTCGGACTTGGGGATAAGCGTGTCTACTCTATATGTGTAATTCATAATCTCTTACCCGTATTGATACCTAAGCATTACCATCCCCTGATAACCGGTGCCGCCTGCGGACGCGGAGTTGTTGACGTTATTACCATTGCCGCCGCTACCGTAAGACGAAGCGTTGCCACCACCGCCTGTTCCACTTGAGCCGCCCTTACCGCCGTATCCGAAGCTCCACAATCCCCATGAGCCATTACTCCCGCCATTGCCTCCAGTGCCGCCGTAATCATTGGAAACGGCACTAGTGCCAGCACTACCAAGACCACCACCGCCACCGCCGCTCCAGCTTGCACCTCGGCCGCCGTTGTAGCCCTGACTGCCAGACCCCCCTCCGGAATTGGTACAGCCGCCGCCGCCGCAACCACCCGACCTGCCACTACTTGAGCCGTACTGGCCGCCACCGCCACCGCCGTCTCCCGTGTTGTTCATCATTGTGGTGCTCCTGCCTTTACTGGGGCCGTTGTTACTTCCCCCGCTAGCGCTCGCTCCGACAGTCAAAGGGAACGTGCCCACAGTAGCCTCGACATTGAATACTTTCTTGCCGCCCGCACCACCCCCGCCAGCTCCGTAATTGTTTTTTGCATAGGCTCCGCCAGCTCCCCCACCAAGAAGGCACACCTCAATGTTGTTAGAGAAAGAGCCAGTGGCCTGATCAGTCACTTGGAAATTGCTATTGCTTGTCCATGAGTGATAACGGTATCCACCAGAGTCGGTAATGCTTCCACCGGTTGCCTGAATGGGGCTTGCTGAACTAGCGCCGTAGAAGTCAGTGGCCTTGATCGTGCCGCTACTAGGTATGCCTGCGGAAACGCCGTAATACTCAGTCAAGCCGTGCGGAGCGGTGCCACCAAATTCAGCTGCAATATCTTCGATGCTAATGTTTCCCGTGCTTGGCAGCGCCATCACTTTGGCGCCTCAATCTTAGACTTCATGGCCTTAACCTCTTCGATCAGATAACCGATCAGGCCAAGGTAAGAAACGTGTTTTGTGCCGTCATCACTTTCATGAACGAGGTGTGCAAGCCCGGGAATTTCCTCAAGCTCCTGAGCAATAACGCCAGAGCCCATCTTACCCGATGTTTTCCACTCGTACTCAACGCCGCGAATCTGGTCGATGATACCGACAGGTGCGGTGGCGATGTTTTTCTTTTCTCGGCGATCAGATGTGGCAATCAAGTCTAGTGCGGTGACGTTACCGCTTACCTCAAGGTCGGTAGTGACTCTCATTGTGTTATCAACACTGTTTATGCCAATTTTAGACGCAACGCCACTGGCATTTTCAAACGTAATCTCAGGGGAGCCATCCAAAAGATGAAGTATGGTTCGGGCCGAAGTAGCGCCTATCGACATTCTGCCTGAGTCTGACACAGCAACATTGGCAACACCTATCCACTTGCCACTGTCGCTATGCCAATGAGCAATCTGGTTTTCCTGTGTGCCATCTTCTATCTGGACAGAATTCCAATTGGCAATGTCACCCGTGCTGATAGACTTCACATGTTCGGGAACAGTTGGATCGGTCTCAACGAACTCGGTGTCCCAGCTAGTGATCTGCTCTTGGGTTATCCCTTTGACATGGGCTGGCACAGTTGGGTCCGTCTCGACAAACTCAGGGACCTCGGGTATTACTACCTCAGACCAAGCTGCGTCCTGACGGGCGTACTGCTTGGAATCCTCTGGTGCCTCTTCAACGAGAGGCCCAGTGACATACTTCCAGAAGCCCGGAGATGTCTCTACCCAGCCTGCAGACGTTGGGTCATCAATGATTCGTGATGTCATGATTTGGCTTCTTCTGGTTCAACCACAAGGACTTCTTCCGGTATCGCATCAACATCAACATCAACATCAACAGGCGGAGGAGTTGACTCCTCGACCCGTGCATTGTCTCGCATCTCTGCCGCGTGGATATACATTGAGTGCAGAAGGATCATCACATCAGCATAAGTGGCCTTACCCACAACCGTGTTGGTCTCAGGGTTCAGCAGGTCAAAGGCGCTGGACCTGTTCTCAGGTGCTAGTGCCAAGGTGCAGTAGTCAACCATTCCAGACACGGTAACGTGCTCACCATCTTCACCGACAGATGCCAATTCCTCATTGAATCGCGCCTCGGGAATCAACCCAGAGGATGGCAGGGGATTGTTGATCGCGATGTCTGAGACGCGGGTGTATACCTTTACTGTCTCTTCTTTGTATAGCATATAGATACCTATGTGAAGTGAGCAACAGAGTAAGACCACGCATGGCTACAAGAACTACTGTAGCTTGTGCCGGGGTTTAGTTTGTACCCGGAGGTCCCCCCAGCATTGCCGTTAGGGATGACGATGGAAGTCAGGTTAGTAAAGGTTACCGTGCTGCTAGATGTTGTACTGCGGCCTCCGATAGCAATAACAACACCCGGAGGAGTAAGGCCGGAGAGGGAGATCGATTGGTTCGTGCTACCGTTTCCTCCTGCTTTCCAGCCGTTTCTAGTATTAGTGCCGACATCCCTAAATACGCCGGCCCACAGCGCCATACCGTTAAAGGACTTTCCAGCCGATATATGCGCCTGCATGGATTTGTATGTCCTGTTAGCGGTTGCATACATGATTCCACTAACAGTACCGCCGTGCTCCCTTATGGCCGTGGTAGCAGTGAGGTTTGTCTGGACACCCGCCGCGTTTTGACTAGCGAACATTTTGAACGAGCCACTGTTGTCTCCATCGTTACCGCCCCTCGCAGTGTAGCACATGACCAATAGGTCGCCGCCCTGCACATCTATGTTCTGGGTCGATCCTGTATAGTTAGAAGTCTGAAGTCCCGCAGTGTTTACGACTGCCGACCAGCTAACAACGGAGGCAGAATTGCTAGCCCCGTAGTATTCGCTCATGGCGTTCTGTGCGCTGGATGCCTTGCCGATTAGTGATCGTATATCCGCGTTATCTAGGTTGACGTTTGAGCTAGACCCAAGGCCAGCCTCTGCACCTATGTCTGCGCGGAGGGCAATCTGCGGCCCATTAGTGACCGGCATTGGCTTCAAGCTCCTTCACGCGTGCTGCAAGCTCACTGATACTCTGGAGAAGCAGAGGCACAAGCCGCTCATATTTCACGGTCATGTAGTCCTCACCAGAGACTGATCCGCCCATGCCATCATCATCAATGGGAGCGCGTCCAACGCACTCGGGCATGACTGCCTTCACTGATTGAGCTGATACACCGACCTGCTGATCGTCACCCTCATATCCGAGTGACCTTGCGATGTCGTTATGCGTGTAGTAGAAGCAGTCGATTGCCTCCACCTTGTCGAGTGCGTTCTCGATCTCGCCGGTCTTTGTCTTGAGACGCTCATCGGAGTAGTAGGCGTAAACATCGCTGGTGGCTAGTAGGTTGCCTGTGACGCGCCCACCTGACCCATAGGTGTAAACCTTTTTCGCTGATCCGCCTTCATACAGGGCGGTGACATCCGTGGCAGAGATACCGTTACCAAGTTCTTGCCACTCACCCCAAGCGTCAGAATTTTGATTCCGGAAAAATAATCGCCCCGATTGCGTTGTCATGCCTACAGCAATCTGAGCGCCGTATCGATTACCGTCACCTTGTCCGCCACGGTGTCTGATATTGACGGTGTTGTACCAGCCATTGACACCATTAGGTGCATTGGCGGTGGCGTTGAACGAGTTGACAAAAGGGTTGGTGAGTTGGTCGTTGAAGTCACCAGCGTCTTGATAACCGGAGGTTGCAACCCCAGTCAAGGTGCTTCCGTCTCCAGTGAACTCTGCGGCGGCTACGGTCCCCCCGAATGTGCCATCGCCTGCAGACAGGTTGCCCGTGGTCTCGACGCCGTTGCCGATCTTTGTGCCGACGAAAACCTCAGCGGTTTTAAAGTTAGTGACCCAGACCTCATCACCAAAACGCTCGATGGTGTTGTTGCCGGTCTCGGCGCTGATGTCGGTGAAGAAGTTGTCAGCGTCCTGAATGCCAAGCGCAGCCCGCATCCCGTCCTTTGAATTCTTGTATAGCTGATTGCTTGTGCTGGAGTAGAAGATCGTATCGCCGGGGCGCGCAACAATGTCTGTAGTGCCGCCAGTGGTCATCTGCAATGTCTGACCAATAACCTTCTTGCCCTTCAGGTTGCCGAGGTTGTCACGCAGTACGAGCGTGTTGGGCGTGAACTCGTAGTCCCACGGCGGGACGTCTGCAGCTTCTCCCGTGTCGCCCTTGTCGCCCTTGTCGCCCTTCTCTCCGGGCTCGCCTTGGTCTCCCTGCACACCTTTGACCGGGAACTCCAGCCACTTCTCGCCATCCCAAATCCAGACGTCGGCTGTGGTGGAGTCGAGCCACTGCATACCCTCGACACGGTCCTCGACTGGAGGCTCCGTGGGCGAGATGACCATACCCGCGCCAGTGCCACCGTCGGCAAGCTCGGCAACGATAGCGTCGATCTGTCCCTGCAGCGCAGTGTCGCCAGATGTGATTGCACCTGTTAGCGAGGACTCTACTGAGTCGATCTTTGCGTCTAGAGCCTCATCGCCAGCGATACGGTCTAGTATCTCCTGATCAATCTTGGCATCAAGTATTGAGACATCGAGGTTATCTAGTTGGTCCTCGACATCATTAACGTGATCCCAAAGCTCCTGATCGCCATCGATGCGGTCCTGTATCTCTTTATTGATACGGGCGCTGTTCTGCTGGCTCAGGTTCTTGTTTGCCTCAACCTGATTCTCAATACCGTTGAGGGTATTGGTGCGGTCGATGACGGTGTTCAATTTTTCCCTTACGGAAAAACCTTCCTCGCCATTATTAATATGGTCAACCATTCACAGATACCCAGTTTGTGGGGCGGTCGCGCCAAAGCGCGATATCTCGCCAGTAGTGTTCAATGTCCTGCCAAAAGGCAGTGATAAGTATCCAATCCTCGTTCGTTTTCCAATTATTGCAATTGCCGTCATCATCGACTACTTCCCACTCATCGCAATCGCCCTTGGGGACATCAGTCCACGCGCTGCAGTCAGGCGATGCCATGGCGTTGCAACCTTAGCGCAGAGCCAGAGTGTTTAGCCTTATCGCTCGTTATGTTAGCAGCAGATACAGCCTCTCCGTATGCCTGAGTCCACAGAGGAACCCTAGAGTCATCATGCAAGAATGGGGATACCTGCAGCATCGCCCCATATATGTACACGTCAGGGAACTCCTCAAGTAGCCAGTTTGTCGGCTCCTCATCAGAAAGAGCAGGAACCTCCGCAATGTACTCAAGCATAAAAGGAACAGGATTATCCTGCGGCGGATGCAGCTCAAGCTGATCACCTGAATGACGATAAAAACGGTTACCGCCCGTGTAATGACCAGCGTGATCAACAGCATCAACCATCCATACGTCAGATAAACGCAAGGGCTTACCGTCTGCTGTCACACGGACAGTCTCAACCCAATCGCACGGCAGTGGGAATCGCTCACCAGTAACCTCGGCTTCAGCGCGCTTGCTCATGCGCCAATGCCTTACGTCTCGATTGATTCTCGCCTCTGCCAGCTGAATAAATGTCGGAATCTGTGATGTCAAATCCTGCCTATCTGCAAAATCTGCTACCACGGACTGAAGCTCTGAGTAGTTCAAGCAACATACCTCTCTGAGTTTCTTCTTACGTCTGTTCCGCCCCAGCTTGCTGTATCACGATGACCAGTAATCAAATAGCGAAACGCGTCTGCTGCGTGACTTGACCAATCATGCTCAGGTCTCTGTCTAAACGTCTTGGCCTTGTCTAGATACTCTGCATGATAATGGCGAAGGCACTTCATCAGCCTTGATGTCTTTGACTTATCGAAGTAAAGCCTGTTAAAGGCCATCCTAACCGCAGCGATGCCGTCGTCTACTCGTAGCTGTGGTGCAATAGACACATCTCGTATTCCCAAATTATTCAGGATCTCAATCCGTGACTTACCACTGCCCAACTCTCTGACCCTTGCATCGTGCGGAAGGATGACTGTTCCGTAGTTGTAGCCTAGCTCATGAGACTTGTCCCTAAGCATCTGGACGTAATGATCTAAGGCCACACCGTTATGCTCGTAGAAGTCAATGATACGTATCTCACTGCCTACATGCTGAGCAAAAACTATTGAAGTGCTGTCGTTCATGCCTAAATCCCAGGCAGTCACAACAGGTATTGATCTGTCGTAATTTATGTTCTCGAGTATCCTGCCATCTCTCTCAGCTTGGATTAGCTCTTCGCGGTAATACGCTCCCTCTTCGAAATCAAGCGGCTGACCTTCCCACACATGGTGGAATACTTCTGGCTTGAGGCGTATTTTATCTGCCTCCATCTCCTGGAGCAGGACCTCCGGAAAATACGGATTGTCTTGCCAGTTGACCATCTCAACCTTTGCATTCTCTGGGGCATTCTCAACGAATCTCTGATATGTAGGACTCTCGGGGTCTCTCGGGTTAAACGATACCCAGACTTCTGATCCCTCTTCTCGGACCGTAGGAAGTAAGGTTCTCCAGGCTTCCTCGCTAACTTGCTCAGCCTCGTCAATCCACGTAAGAAGAATCCTTGCTTTAGATTTGACCGAATCCAGATTATGGCGAAGACCCGAAAACGTAAACTCAACAGTCTTATCTTTAGTCCGTATAAACTTAGCACCACAGTCGTATATCGAATCAAGGAACTCATTTTCTTGAATGGCTCCTTTGATCTCGGTAAATGAGGACTCATCTAAACTGTTAAGGTGTTCTCTTGCGCAGAGTATCTGGCCTTTCTTGCCTTGGCGTTGAAAGTAATACCCCATGATTGCTGCCATCTTGGCAAACGTTCTTGTCTTACCTGAACCTCTACCGCCGTAAGCAACCCTGTATCTAGCGTCGCCATCGAATAGACGAGCCATCTTCTTGGGCATTCTTACGTCAAGCGTTTTCATCTAACTCAGCAACAATGCGGATAGCTTCAGGGTGTTCTACCGTAAGATCTCCAGTGAGGTCTATCTCAGTAGCCTTTAGCTTTGGTTCTGTGTACTGAGCGATCTTGTCCCATGCATCAATGGATAACCTAAGGTCACCAGGCTCCATACTTGCTTTGGCTTGCTCATGCAGCACGACAGCATTCTCTGCCATACGCATAATAGGATGGAAGTCATCTCCATACATGTCCCTAAGACGATTCAGAAGAAAAGTCTTATTCCTGTTGCTTGATCCAAGAGGCCTGGACATGGTTTTTAATGCTCAAGGTTTTGATTGCTAAAACAAATCATAACACGAGCTCAATAAGTAGTTTGCCTATCTTACATCATAAGGATATAGACTGAAATAGCAATTACAATTGATATACCGAACCACATTTCGTTAACCAAGGCGAGCCTCCTGCTCTTTGATCCTTGCTTTAAAGTCCTTTATGGTATCTTCTAGTACGGCTCGATTCCACTTGGTTACTTCTCGCTTAGATTCAATCATACCCCTCACATGGTCTTGACCATACATATCAACCATATAAAGAAAGTAATCATCAATAGATCTATTGCTAAAGCGATTGCACCCAGGACACTGGGGGTGGCAATTCTCTTCGTTGAGCTTATGCTTCGAATAGGTTCTTGAGATGAAGTGGCCTCCATCCATTTCCTTCCAGTGGGCTTTTTTACCGCACGTAACACAGGTTGCTATTCCATCTTTGTCAGCTGCCTTCATCCTTGTGAGCTTTTGCATCAAGGTAGCAGCCTGGTCAACAACCTTACCTATTGGCCTAGTCTTTGCCATTGAGCAGCCTAGATTCTTCCAGGGTAAATCCTTCTACTACACCTGTCAGCTCACTAATCCTATTTAGCAGCACGTCCATACTTTTGCTAACCTCATCCTTTGTCAGAGAAGAAGTCGAGCCCTTTGAATACATAGCCTGTATTATAGGCCGAAGTAACAGCTCTTTACAATTTTCCTCAGTATAAGGTATCTCAAGCTCTGGTTTAAGAGGATGAGCTATTCCATAACCTGCGTTGTTCAGCCCTTTCGCTAGGCGTCTTAGACAAGAGTGCAAGGCAGCGTTTTGAGGCTTCGATCGCTGCTGCTGATGAATCTCGTAAGTGAGTCTCTTCTCGATGTTCTCCATCACGTGCTTGCACATCTGCTCCGCTTGATTCTTGGTTGTCACAACCCACGCTTCCATTTCCCCACCTCATTGTTAACCACTTCTTACCAGCTCCGCGCAGTTGATAATAAGTTGTTGATGATTCGTAATCTTTCTTAGCCACATCGATGTAGCCGTGAGTAACGCCATACGTTATGACTTGGTAAGCGTACTTCAGACTTACATCACACCATTCACTAACCTCTGCTCTAGTGAATAACCCCTCCGGCTTGAGCTCGATTATCTTTTGACATCCTTTTATGCATCTTGCATTTGATGAAGTTGGTCTACCCACCCCAAACCTCCTTTAGTTTATACTCATCGGGTATAGCCTCGGGGGTGCTAGTCCTTTTAGCTTCCTTGTTGACAGTAATCAGCCAGCGCTCCTGTTCTTCATCATCAACAGGATCTCTTGCTAAGAATATTTTATGGCCCCACCACTTGCCTAACCAATATCGCCAAGCGTCAGCTATCTCAACAGGACAATCAGTAGTTAGTGGTTCGTTCCAATCATGACTGCTGGCTCTCCTTGGTTTGTTATCAAGGAACTCAGTAATATCAGCCGGCTTAGGGTAGAACTTGCTCTTAGCACAATGCTTTCTGAGTGCTGACTTGAGCTCTTCTGGTTCCTCGTTTCTACCTCTAAAATACGAACGCCACATTTGTCTGGACAAGTCATCAAAATCTCTATTGTAGAATTGAAAGACCTTACTTACAGCAGACAGGACGTCATCCTCTTCATTTCGCGTCATTAACGCTCCTCCAAGTCTCCTCCCCCCAAATTATAAATTTGGATAGGGACCGTAAAACTGTCGGATACGGGTATACAGACCGTTCCATAAACAGCTGTTGACATCATTGACGAGCTTTGCGTTACTACAAATCAGTCGCTAGTGCAATTAGCGCTTACGTTAACCACTGCTCTCGTGGATAACCAGCCTCCCGCGTCTCCGTGGACGAACTCCGGAATCTCTCCGGCTCAGGGCTCGGTAGCATACGCTCAGCGGCTTAGATTGTAAATAACTGTTAACGTGAGAACGTGTTTATTTGGAGGGAGTGGCAGTATAATCGGCCTTGAGCGGCCAGTAACTGTCATCCCTTCCCCACGGTTCTCACGTCAAAAGGTCACCACAACCTGTTTGACACCGCTCATTTAATTTATCCTACCTCTATCCTCATGTAAACAAAAAAAGACCGACCCTCAAACGTTTGAGCAAAAGGGTCGGCCAAAGACGGACCATGGGGGTCCTAAAACGGGATATCGTCGTCTCCTACTGGATCTAGCTTCTGACCTTGTGCATCAGCAGATCCATCAGCTGCAGACTTATCATTCTGCCAGTCATCTTCGAAGCAACAAGCCTTACCATTCTTACCAACCTTGGCCTCGGTGTTTAACCAGTCCTTACCAGGGTTCTGCTTCTGCCACTCATCTAAAAACTCTCTTAGCTGAGGGATATTAATATTAAACTTACCAATCACAAAGCTTGGCGCGTTATCGTTCCTTGGCTTAGGGTAAACACCCTTGATTAGATCACCCATCTTTCTCCTCCAAATGCATCAGTGATGCTATCTTCTCTTTTTGTACGTCACTAAACCTAGCCCATACGCACGATTTCTCGTATTTTGTTAGGTTACTAGCAGCTGACTTAAAGTCCCAACTGTTTTCTGCCTCAAGTGCAGCTAACAGCTCAGCAGCAGAGTTTTCAATAATATCATCTGCCTCTTTGTTCTTCAGTCTCCACTCTTCCTTGAACTTTACCTTCTCACCATGTGGGGCTCCACCAAAGGCCTCCTCGCGTTGATGATCTGAGAGGGTATGATTCCATTCATGGAAATCCATTGATGGACCTTGGAGCATACGGACAGCCTCTTGATATGGTGACTCAAAAGGCAGATCTTCCCCCTGGTATATATACAGACCAAGACCATGTAACCCGATAGCCTTAGCTAAACACCGCATCATAGCTGTGTTCACCTGGAAAGCGTTAGGGCCCTTAATGGCGTTGTTCTTGTGGTCTAGCACAGGAAGATGGCAACGTCTCTTGATCCCCTCTACCTCGACCGTGCAATACACCATCATGGTCTCATCAGGAAACACAGTAGGATCATGAAACTTAAACGTCGCTGCAGGATACTTCTTCAACAGCTCAGACCAAGCGTTAGCCCACGAAAGGTAAGTTAGGTTTCCCTTCTTCTCAGTGAAGTCATTAACGTTGACTCCCTGAAGATTGGTAAATACACTACTCATTTTTTTAACTCCAAGAATATGTAAAGGGCCAGCATAGCCAACCCTAGTATGACAAACTCAGCGTAGCTCATGGCCAGCCATCATTGCTTGCCCGTCCTTTTGGGCAGCCTCGATGTAGTCCACGGCATACAACGCTTCTTTGAATACCTGCTGCATAGCCTCAAGCATAGTGTCGCCTTGAGCGGTATGTTTTCCAACAGGAGACCTTAGGGTTGCCAGCCACTTGCCAGGCTCCCCATGTGGTCCTTTTTTCTGCCAGACTCTCACGCTTTTGCCTTGAGAGAATACCGAGCAACACACTTGCCGCTAGGAGTCTCCCACGGAGTAGCAACAATGTTGTACCCGGACTCGCGAAGGTTGTGAATCCTCGCTGCAAGACGGAAGCATCCAAAATTCTCTAATGCCTCCATCGGGGTAATGGTCTTGCCTTTCTGCAGCCAGTTTAAGATCATGTCTTTCTGTGTCATTTTTTTCTCCTTAGCCCATTCGGCCATATTCAAAACCCTGGAAGATTGGTCCATCCAGAACGTCATCACACTTGGTTACCACATCTTCAAGTGCACTCATCAACTGCTCAAAGACGTAGTCAACGTTAGCGAGCTCGTCTTTGAAGCTGATTTCCTCTATCTGCATAGCAACCTTGAACAGTATCTCCAGGCTTGAACTGTCGCCGGCGATGTAGTTGTTAGCAGTGTCCTGAACGAGCCGAAGCTCGTCCATGAGTTGTTCTTTGGCTAGCTGGTCACGATATTTCATGCTGCACCCCTATTGAGCTCTTCCATTTCCTCGAAGGTAAAGCACCGAGGCTCGCTCTTGCCGTCCTTGTTTTGAGACCATGAACGCTCACCGTAAGGAGTAGCTTCAGAGTCATACTTGCGCATCACCTGCTTGCACAGCAGCCTGTCCTCGGTGGACAGCTTGATGCAGTAGATGGGAGATTCCCAGTGGTCAACAAAGTCAGACTCTTTAAAGTCGATGTCGTCGACGATGGTTTCGCCGGTCATGTACATCTGCTCATAGTCAGATTTGTACTCGATGCAAGACGCTACACCCTCCCAAAACTCTTTGCTTTGGTTCTGCTCAATGCTGAGCTCTACGATGAAGCAATCACCACCCTTGTATTTCCAGCGCTGGGGGCACTCGCCTTGGCCGTCCCAGTCGTGGGCGCCGTAGTTTTCCATGTACTGAGTGAAGATAACCGCTTTCATATTTTTCTCCAGAAGTAAAGCTGCGTGGCAGCCGACTAGGTAATTCTATCAAGTCTACCGAAAATGTAAACATCTTTTTATATATTTTTTAAAATAAGTTAAGGCTATCCCAGAAAAATCTCGTCTAGTTTCATTATAAACTGGAATTAGCATAATGTAAACTACAGTTGATGGTCAAAAAAAAGGGGCCCGAAGGCCCCGAAGGTTTTTAAACTTTCCCCTTGTAGCCAAGATGCCGCATGGCGTGGACCGGGCTGGAGGCTTTCTCCAAGGCAACGTACTCCTCAACGGTGACGTTCTTGCAGAGCCAGTTTACCCACGCTCTCCAGGGCTTGTAGCCATACTTGAAGCGGGCGATGAACTGGGGCTTGGGCTTACCTACCCAGCTGGGGTGGCAGTCAGGGTGTGCAACCTCCATGTTGACTGAACCCTCGTGACGGCCACGATACATAAGATACATGCCGTCCCAAACAAACTCGTCTTTAACAAATGTCGTCATTTTTCTCTCCAGAACTAAAGCTGCTCAGCAGCCGATAGGGTAATTCTACTAAAAGATCTATATAATGTAAACACCTTTTAGCATCTTTTTTACCCTAGTCCAGGAATTCAATTCCTAATTTCATTATAAACTGCTCTTAATATAATGTAAACACCTTTTAGTGGCTAAAAAAAAGGGCCCCGAAGGGCCCGGTTGGTTATGCTGCTTGGCGAGCCTCGTGGAAAGCCGCCTCAGTGTCGAGCAGCTTGGCCACGTGATTTCGCTCGCGGATCTCACCCGCTGCTGAAAAGTCAGACCGTGAGACGTAGTCAGTCAAGACGTTGTACAAGGCGTAGGCGTTGCAGCCAAACTCCTGAGCGTAAGCATTCCACATGCTGACACACTGGGTAAGACGCTTGTTCACCTTTTCCTTGTAGTCAAAGTCCTCAAGGTAAAGGAACTTGACTAGGACCTGAATCGCGTGATCATGGCTTACGTACTGCTGCATCATCGCAGCCCAGTATTCTCTGGAGTTTTGGAAGTCAACGATCATGTTGATGATTCCGTCTGCTGCAGCATCAACGTCAAGACTCTTTGTGTGGTAGCTAGAGTAGCTGCTGACCACATTTCCGAGGATCTGTCCGTTGAGACACTTCATGCGAAGTCCGCCAGCTTTTGAAAGGAACCGCGTACTGCCGTCAAAACTGTTCAGCGTGCAGATCTGCATCACAGTGTCAGACGAGTCTTCACCAACCTTGAAGCTCACGTTAGGCATGGTAAATGTCACCATAGCCTTGCTGCCAGTGTCGGTTTGAGTCACGTCGACCTTGGCGTCAGCAGCGTCAATGCTTGAGTCTTCGATGCCTCGGCAGAAGGACGAGAAGATTTCCTCGTTGCTCACTACCTTGTAGTTTTCACCGACAACCGAGATCACCTCACCTGACTGGTGGATGATTGCCTTTTTCTTCGGTACCTCGATGCCGCCAGCTGTTAGCAGCTTGTCTTCGGTTACGTTGAACAGCAGCCCTTGGTCGTCGAGCTGATCCATAAGATTTTGGTAAACAGTCATTTCATTTCTCCTCGTTGGTTAAAGGCAGCTTACGCTGCCTCCTTGATCATGATTTTTTCGAACCCCGCGTTGGCGACGATGTAGACTCCGTCGCTAGTCTCGAGGATGTCGCCGACAGAAGTTGATCGCTGTCCTTTCATCCATCCCTCAAGGCTGAGGTTTTGGCTTGCCATGTAGGCTTGGTCAAGGTCGTCAGTCTCAACCTGACCGGCTTCGTAGTACTCGCCGTTTTGAAACTTGACGATGATCTCTTCCATACTCAGGCCCATGCTGTAGCCGAACCAAACTGAGTCGCTGAAGATCTCTTTGCTTGCGTGATGTACCTTGATCATTTTTTTCTCCGTGTGTAATGCTGCTCAGCAGCGTATGAGGTAATTCTACTAAGAGCCAGGTCTATTGTAAACCTCTTTTTATATATTTTTTTAGTGTACATTGCTAATAGTACTTGATAGAATCTCCTTATCGGTTGCGCAGCATGGGGCTGCAGCAGCTGACCAACGGGAGAAAAATGATATGCAAGTACCATTCAACTACACTTGGCGGATGACCGATTACTGCTACAGCGAGTTGTCTAATTTTGTCGAGTGCGCTGACGGCATAGAGAGCGGACTGCGTGAGCGATATATCGAGTTCCTCCAGGAGCTCAGCTCTCGCAAAGTCAAGAAGGCGACCCCGGTCGATGTTGATGTCCTCGAGACGTTCATCGACGACCTGGAGAACCGAGCCCAGATCGATTACATCGAAGGTCACTGGGATGAAGAGCCAAGCATCGTTGCTGGCGGCAAGAGATTCCTGCAGCGAGCAAAGCAGCTGCGCAAGACCCACAGCCTTTAAGGAGATAACAATGATAGTTGAATACAACATCGAGCGGTATAACGACAACAAGGAGTGGATACACTGCTGCTACGCAGGTAAGACCAAGGTAGCAGCGTTAAAGCGACTTAAGAAGGTGGCGGGCTTCAAGCACCACCAGGGCTATGACTTTAGAATTGTTCGGGATGAGTATGAGCCCGAGTATGTGGGGAGGTTGTAATGCAAAGGCCAGATATTCACATGATCAAAAAGGCAATGAAGGCTAAAGGCGATTTTGCCCCAAAGGAGGAGGAGATTAAATCCTCCCTTTCCCTTCCGTTTTTTCACTTTGCATACATGCAGCACCTGGATCTTGAATGGATGCAAGACAAGTATCTTCCAGCAGGGGACAACAAGGCTCTTGACCAGGCTCACATCTCCCCTAATGAGTGGATGTTCCCCGAGTTTGTGATGACCTACAAATCAAGGGGAGTGGAAAGCCGGCATGTCATAACAGTCATCCACGGTCTTGATGAATGCAGAAGCAAAGAAGAGCGCTACATCATGGAGAAGGAAGGATCTGACACCCTTGTCTATGTGTGGACATGGGACAGTGGGACGTCATCGGATGAGAACGCTGTAGACATGTATATTGCTAGCCTGTTCTGCTTGTACAGTGACGGGACATTCTCAGGTGGACCCGCTTTCGCTAACGTTGCTTGGCCGGGCAAAAAGTCTGTCGACATAAACTTTGAAGAGGATGATGAGCAGCACTATCATCTGTGCAAGACCCTGAAGGAGTCAATTGGTGGTATGCTCACGTCAATTCAGATGATGCACAACTGGCTAAAGGAGTGTGACAAGCACCCAGTGTCGGTTACCCCTGCTGCAAGGCCTAAGCCATCAGCCCTGGATAAAAAGCGTCCATGGCGTAGATCAACTGGACCAAGCATTTTGTTCCTAGACAAGATGCCCTCTCAAAAGTCTGAAGCAACCGGCACAGGCAGCAGCAGGCGTCCTCATAGAAGAAGAGGACATTGGAGAACGTTAAGCCATCCAAAGTACAGGCACCACCCGCAGTATCAACAAAAGATCTGGGTTAAGCCCGCCTTCATTGGCCCTATTGAGGAGGTTCACGACGGAAACATGTACCGCCTGATAGACCAGGACCACGGAATGACAATCCACTAATTGAAGGTTGTACATTCCCATGGCGGCAGGTTAATGTGCTATTCCCGTTTATATCAAGGGATAAACATGGATCATTACATGCAGCACATCAGACTCATGCATGACAAGTTCGATATTAATGGAGCCTTCTCAGACGAAGAGAAGCAGTTCCGTTACGCTTGCATGCTTGAAGAGGTGAATGAGTATCTTGAAGCAAAGACACGTGAAGACGAGCTAGATGCCCTGGTGGATATAGCCGTCTTCTTGTTTGGCACGGTAGACCGCATGGCTCTCACCGATGTCTTTTACCGGGCCTATGTCAGGGTTATGAAAGCCAACCTAGATAAAGTTGTCGGCCCAAACACCAAGAGAGGGGGATATCAACGTGACCTTCAAAAGCCTGAAGGATGGATTCCTCCAGATTTATCAGACCTTGCTTAAGGAGAAAACAATGAAGCGAACAAACTTTAGTGAATCAATCGGCCGTTCAAGGTCGTCTAACAACTCGCCCATGTCTGTAGTAAAGGGCATCGCAAAGAAAAAGGAGTTGACCGAAAGGGATTGCTGGCTAATGCTCAAGATAGCAGCTTACCGTCTTGACTCGGTCCACGACAAATCTTCTCTTGCTGACCGCATTGATGCTATTGCAGCAAAAGTTGATAAGGGGTAATCATGGTAGCCGGACTTAACATGCACAAGCGAGGCGGCGACGTAACTGAAGACGTCTTTGATAACACCCACCTTTCTATAGACACAGCCCTGGAAATGAACTACATCAACCGTGACTACATCACTCATGTGTGGCGCTGGGAATATGTAGCGAAGTTTCTTGGTGCAACATTCAAACCCTTTGGTGGTGGTCATGCAATCCAACATTCGCACATCTTAGAC